CTGCAAACATATTTGAAGCTGATGCAAATCAAGGTGCTCAAAATATATCGCAAGAAGATCTTGCGTTGCCTTTCTTAAAAATTTTGGGACAACTATCTCCAGAGGTAAACAAAAGAGATGGGAAGTACGTCGAGGGCGCAGAACCTGGAAAGATAATCAACACTGTTACAAATGAGTTGTATGATTCTATCGATGTAATACCTTGTCATTACAAAAGACAGTACATTGAATGGGCAGACAGAGGTACCAGCACTGGTGCACCTGTAGCTATTCACGATGCTGACAGTGATATCGTTAGTCAAACCACAAGAGGTAAAGACTATAAAGACAGATTACCTAATGGTAACTATCTTGATAACACTGCAAATCATTTTGTATTGTTATGCGGAAAGAACCCAGGCACAGCATTGATATCTATGAAGTCTACTCAATTAAAAGTTAGTAGAAAATGGAACTCAATGATGATGGGTTTAAAAATGCAAGGTAAGAATGGTTTATTTACACCGCCTACTTACAGCCACATTTATAAACTATCTACTGTTCAGATGTCTAACGACAAAGGAACATGGTTTGGTTGGGATGTGTCAAAGGTTGGTCCTGTTGAACAAAAAGATTTGTATGACATGGCTAAAAACTTTGCTGTCAGCGTAGGTAAAGGTGAGGTAGAAGCTAAACCAGATAATCAAGAAGTCAAAAAAACTTCATTAGATTTATAATATCCTAGGTAGTGGGCGTCTAAGCGAGAGTGGAAACGCCCACTTTGCATTTATGTTAGATAGATTTATAAATATATTTGAAGGTTTAGAACGTGCTTACGGTCAATTTAAAAAGAATGATAAAAAACTCTCTGTTAAAGTAGAGGGTAGACCTTGGGTTGAACATAAACCACTAACGAAACAACTTTGGGAAAATCATCTCAATGGTGTGGGCAACAGACTAGGTGTCTTTCCATTAAAAGATGATGGCACCTGTAAATGGGGTGCAATAGATATTGATGTCAATAATTACGACTACGAAGATTTATTAAAGAATATAAGAAAATTTAAACTACCATTAATAATGTTCAGATCAAAAAGTGGTAGAGCACATGTCTACATGTTTATGAAAGAATTTACCAACGCTGAAGAAGTGCAAACAGTTATGAAAAAATTTGCAGGTCAACTAGGTTTAGCAAATATTTTAGACAGAGTTTATCCAATGCAAACATCTTTAGAAGATAAAAAAGATGGGTCTTGGTTAAACATGCCTTATTTTAACCACGAAGAGGGCAGCACTTACGCGTACACAGATGAGTTTGAGGATGCAACAATAGAACAATTTTTTGAGTTGTATGATAAATATGCGCAAACTGATCTTGCAGATTATTTAAAAGAAGAAATAGAAACACCTAAAAAGAAAAACAAGCCAGCAAAAGAAAAAACTTTAGAGGATTTCTTTTTACCATGCACTAAAAATTGTTTAAAATTAAATGGTGGTAAAATTCCAAGTGAGAATAGAAATGATTATTTATTACACATGTATACCTGGTCAATGCGAGCAGTGGAGAAAGGTGTAGAAAAAATAGAAGCTTACAGTAAAATGGATGCGGCTACATTGTTAAAACATTTTAATAGAGAGTATATGGCAAGGCCATTAGAGGAGAAAGAAATAGATAACACGATATTAAAATCAACAGACAGAGAATATAATTATCTTTGTAAAAGACCTCCAATAAAAAAATATTGCGACGCATCTGCGTGTATTAGAAACCGATGTGGAATAGATCCAAAACAAGCGGAAGAATTAATTACAGCGGAAGAATCAGTCGGTAGCATAACAGAATATCTGAGCAAACCTCCTATTTTTTACGAGTCAGTTGACGTCAAAAATAGCAGTGGTGATAGTTTTATTAGAATTAGAGTGCAAATGAAAGGATCTGAACTTATTGACAAAACAAAATGGGTAAACAAACTCGCAGACTCAGGATGTTTTCCGCGTCCTTCAATTTTAAAAATGAAACCTTTCGACTTTTCAACCTTTCAATATGCTAGGTTAGATAAAAAACAATTGGAAGAAGCAAGTGAAGAGGCAAGTGACGACCACGAATTTAAAAGCACAGTATACGCTTTCATACGAAAAGCCACCGTATCTTATGATCAAGTCGCTTTACTAGACGGCGGTTGTTACGTTGAGAAAAAAACTCATGACCTTCATTTTAAATTAGGAAGATTTATGGAATATTTAAAATCTCAAAAAGATAACACGTCACAAAGACAAGTGTGTTTTAATTTAAAACATATAATGCAGGCTAAAAATTTAAGAGGTAAAGTATACAACGAGGCTTTAGATAAAGATGTCTCTTGTCCAACATGGCATTTTATTTCTGATCCAGAACAATACACTGTATTAGGAGATCAAGCGATACCCGTAACACCCAAAAAGAAAGAAATAAAAAATGAAAAAGATTAGAATAGCAGGACCACCAGGCACAGGTAAGACAACAAAGTTAGTTGAAATATACTACACGCATTTAGAACAATACTCACCAACAGATATAATGGTTATATCTCATACAAATACTGCAGCTGACCATATCAGAGGTAAAATATCTGAAAACAAAAGTATAGAAACTTTTCAAAAACAAACAGGAAAAGAAATATTTCATTTGGTACAACAATCAAAAGCAACATTAGAAGAAAACGTTACAACAGTTCACAAGTTTTGTAAGAATCGTATAACAGGAAAAGCTTTTTTAATTGAAGACTACGAAATACTAAAAAATATTTATCCAATGTTTGATAAGTACACATCAAATAAAAAATTCAACAGCGTGCAAGGTTTATTTGCAATACATCCTTTCTTTAAATTTATGAGTTTCGCAAGAGACAATGGTAAAGAAGTGTTAGCGTACTATAGAAGTTTAAGTTTTGATGAGAAGAAAGATTATGAATACACTATCGAAGAACTAATTGAAATGGAGAAAGACTACATAAAATTTAAAACTAACGAAAAAATAAATGGTAGAACTACAAAGATACTAGACTTTCAAGATATGGTAGAAGATTTTTATAACAACAAAGAAGAATCTGAAAAACTTTGTAGAGATATAAAAGTATTAATCGTAGACGAAGCACAAGACTCTAGTGTTATACAAAGAAAAGCAGAAGAAGTAATGTCAAAGAATGTAGATTACTTTTACAAAGCAGGAGATCCAGATCAGGCTATCTTTGAGTTTGCTGGTGCAGATCCAGATTCTTTTCACAAAGAGTTTGCTGATCCAGAGATAGAACTAGAACAAGGATACAGATGTCCTAGAGTAGTAAACGATTATTGTAAAAAGATAATCCAAGATATTTGGCAAGAGTATGATTACACCAGAGTATGGAAACCAAGAGAAGAAAATGGTCAAACTGTAGAAGGTGAATTATTTTATTTATCGAGTTTGACGCAAGACCCTTTTGCGCCTGAATTAAAAAATAGAATATTAAATACAGATGAAAACTTTATATTTACTTACAGAGGTGGTGAACCAAGAGATATGATAAGTTACATCATGCAAATAGGAATTCCTGTTAAGATACCAAATAAAGAAAAAAGTAAGTTTAAATTTAAATATCCAACCAACGACGTTAAAAACCAAAGAGAATTCATAGGTTTTGCTAACGGAGAAAAAAGATCATTAACAAAAATTAAAGCCATGTTTAAAGCTATGCACCCACAGTACACACGAAAGACTATTCAACAATTAGAAGATGAGGACAACGGAAGTTACGATATAAACTGGTTAGTCGACAAAGGGTTTGTCGTTCCAGGTGTAAAAACCATAAATGATTTTCAGTTGATTAGCAAAGTAGATACAATACACATGAAAAATTACATACGTCAGATAGTAATTAACAACAGAGACTTAGAAGACAAAAGAGTTTTTTTAGAAAACATACATACAATTAAGGGTAAAGAATTTGATAATGTAGTCTTTGATTTTAAATTAACAAAAGAAGAAGATTTATTTTCAAAGAAACGAATGAAGTTTGTTGCATGTTCACGTGCAAAGAAAACTTTATGGTTATTAAAAAGTACAACTAATTTAACATTTGCAGGAAAGGAGGATACTCATGAGCAAAGTTTGGGATAAACAGCATGGTGGGAGTCACTATCAAAAGTATGTCATTCAACCAAGTAAGTTTGTTGTAGAGAATAAATTGCTATATCCAGAAGGATGTGCTATTAAATACATCATTAGACATCAAGATAAAAATGGTAAGGAAGATTTATTGAAAGCAATACATTTCATAGAAATGATTATAGAGAGGGACTATAAGTGATACCTGAACTAGACGAACTAAATAAAATAAAAGATGGTGATATTGTTGCTGTTGACTTAGAGACATACGATCCAGACTTGAAGACTCACGGATCAGGGGCCATTATAGGTAAAGGTAAAGTTTGTGGTATCGCAGTGGCTTTTGATGACACAAAATTATATTATCCAATAGCACACAAAGGAAACAACCACGGTAAAAATAGAGTTTGGAAAAAATTAAATCAAACAGTGTTTCAAAATAAAAAAGTAACAAAAGTATTTCACAATGCTATGTACGACGTTTGTTGGATACGTGCAGCTACAGGTATGATGTTAAAAGGACCAGTATATGATACCATGATAGCAGCATCAGTTATTGATGAGAACAGACCAAAGTATAGTTTAGATGCACTGGCTAAAGATTATTTAGGTGACGAGAAGTATAAGTATGATCTTACAGATAAAGCAAAAGAATTACATGGCATATCAGATCCAATGACTAATATGCATCTGTTGCCATACGATTTAGTTGTCGATTATGCAGAGCAAGACGTTTCACTTACATTGAGACTTTGGAATAAGTTTGAACAGATTATCAAAACACCAATAAATACAGAATCTAAAAATAAAAAAACTTTAGAAAATATATTTGATATAGAGACTAGATTGTTTCCTTGCTTAGTTGAGATGAGATTTTTAGGCGTAAGAGTTGATGAAGAAAAAGCAAAAACATTTGGTGATACTCTTAAAAAAGAACAAGCAGAAATATTAAAAACAATCAAAAAAGAAACAGATCTTGATATTGATATCTGGGCTGCAGACTCTATTCAACCATTGTTGGATCATCAAAAGATTACAGATTATAAAACAACACCTAAAACAGGGCGAGCTAGTATAACAAAACTATATTTAGAATCACATACAAATAAGTATTTAAAAATGATTGCAAAAGCTAGACAATTAGATAAACTATTCAACACTTTTGTAAGCGGTATTTTAAAATTTATACACAAAGGTAGAATACACGCAGATATAAATCAAATAAGATCAGATCAAGGTGGAACAGTTACGGGTAGGTTTTCTATGCGTAATCCAAACCTACAACAGATACCTGCTAGAAGTGAATTAGGTAGTAAGATACGAGAATTGTTTCTACCAGAAGAAGATCACAAGTGGGGATCGTTTGACTACTCACAACAAGAGCCTAGACTGGTCGTGCACTATGCTTTGAAGAATGGCTTTTACGGCGCTGAAGAGATGGCAGAAGAGTATCGAGAGGACCCAGACACCGATTTTCACGAAATCGTCGCCAGAATGGCTAAAATCACCAGGAAACAGGCAAAAACAATCAATCTAGGTCTTTTCTATGGTATGGGTAAGAATAAATTAGCTAGATCTTTAGAACTAGAAGATGACGAAGCAAAAGAACTTTTTGAAAAATACCACAGTCAAGTGCCTTTTGTCAGAAAACTATCGCAGGGATTACAAGACTTTGCAGAAAAGAATAAAAATATTTACACACTAGAAGATAGGTTTTGTAGATTTGATAAGTGGGAGCCTATCAACAAAGAATGGAATCCTGAAAAAGGAATGTTTGAGATAAGTGATTATCAAGAGATAGATGGTAAAAAACAAATAGTTAAGATACCGGTGCCTATACTTAAAAGACATGAAGCAGAAAATAGATACCATGCAGAGAAAGCAAAGAATAGACATGAAAGCGATCCGCATGGTCAATACTTTGAAAAACATTATAGACCTGCATTTACTTACAAAGCTTTAAATAGATTAATACAAGGATCAGCAGCAGATATGACAAAAAAAGCAATGGTGGATTTATACGAACAAGGTATCATACCACACATACAAATTCATGATGAACTTTGTTTTTCTATTAAAGATGATAAACAAGCAGACAAAATAAAATCTATAATGGAAGATGCAATAAAACTTGAGGTGCCTAATAAAGTCGACTATGAATCAGGACCAAATTGGGGTACAATTAAATGAGGATAAACTATGGCATATTTAAATGTGAACATACCACCAACTTATGCACAAATAAAAAGGGAGTACCTTTATGATTTACAAAAACATCATGGAGAAGTTGAAGACTGCATTATCTTTGGTCTTAGCGCTCTTACAGGAAGGGCTATACTTTTTCATGCTATTATGGAAAATGGTGCAATATTTTATCGCCTACCAATTAGCGCGTTTATTCAAAAGGGATTTGAGCCATCCCGAGTGCCCACAAGACGACTTGATGAACTACAGCTCTGGAATTGTTTTTCTTATTATCCTTCTGTCCATCGTTGGGACATACTAGACGGACAAGCCGGTAAGTATATCGGAAAAGATAAAAAATGGCACGCAGGAAAATATTTATTTACTGTTGACTTTGCACATCCTGAAAGTAATATACTTGACACTGATCATTCAGAGATTCCGCACGAACACAAGTGCGCTCACATAATTGCACTAGACGATGGCAATTTTGCAGCACAACCAAACAATAGATGTATATGGGACATACCTTCTTTCACTGTGAAAGATAATATTCCTGATTGGAAGGTGCAAACATCTGAATGGAATGTAGAAGATAGCAGAGCATGGCGGACAGAAGATACCGACAAGTTCTTCTATGAAATAGAGGAGAAAAAAAATGATTAAAAAGGTAAAGGACAAAGCGTTTCATTACTGGCACAACCACAAAATAGAATCTATTATTTTTGTGGCTTTAGTAATTGCTTTAATTATTAAATAATAAGAGGAGTTAGTAGCTATGAATTACACATTCACAGCAATACTGATAATTTTATTCTGTTTACTGGCCTTTTTTGTAAGGCCGGTAGACCA